TAGCGGCGGCGTTGACCTTGTACACGTCGTCCCCTTGGGCAAAGATGGCCAGCTTACGCGCTCCTGCTGGACAGTTGGAAAGCCACGGGGTGGCGCGGGCTTCGATAGCTGCCCAGTCAGCGACGACTAGGGACTTTCCCTTAGCCGGTATCAGTGCGGGCCTGAGCATTCCTTTGAGGACATCTGTAACGCGCTTTCCAAATTGAGGAACAATTGAATGGCCTCTGACCATTGCAGTTCTAACGTCTTCGGGCGATTTGGCGCACTTGCGAGTGAAATTGTGAACCTGGGCTCCATAGCTGCTGGCTCGTCCAGTGGCAGAGCCTCCAGCAAATACGAAAGCGCCTCGAACTCGGTGGTCTTCGACGTCTGCAAGGCTTGCAAGGCGGCTGAACTTCGCAACCGAAGACGCCCATAGGTCGTCCGCGCATTGGATGACTTCGGCAACAGCGGGCGGTATCTCATCGGGGTTCTCCATCGCAAGCAAATTGGCTCGCACAGTCTTGTCAATCGAATACTTCTTCTCGCCGTCCTTGTAGGACTCCATCAGCTTGAGTGCTTGAGGGCCCACGCGGTCGATCACCCACTGACGCATCTTAGGTGATCTGACGCTGGTGATCTCACCTTCAGTCACCTCGGCCACGATCTGCTCGATCTCGACCAGCTCATCACTGGCGAACTTGACGGCGGCGTTGCACAGAGGCACGTCAACCAACACGCCACGGTCGTTGATACGCTCGTTGACGTGGTAGTCAGCCAGTTCTTCTGCTGACAGCGGGCGCAGGGCTTTGCTGATGGAGCGCATCGCGCGGACGTCCTGCTCACAGTAGGCCACCATCTCGGCCATGAGCGCAGGGTCTTCTTTGAATGGGGGTATGCACAGCAGGCGGATCAGTTGCGCACCACGGTGGTCTTTCTTCATGGACGCGCCAGCAAAGCGGCCAACGTCCTCGAGCGAGCCAGGGGCGCAGTTGGCGCGGGCTTGCGAAGCGGTGCAGACGAACTGCTCCAACTTGAAATTTATTTGTAAGACATACCAAAAGATCAGGCGCTCAAACGCTGCATTGTGGGCGTAGATGGGGCCTGTGTGGTTGCGTACTGCTTCGGGAAATGGTTGGCCAGGCAACCATGTCTGCACATCATCATCGCCAAAGGCGTAAGACATGCACAGCACTTCGGTGCTGGCGTCTTGACAATAGTTATAAACGCCCGCGACTTTTAGGTCGCAGGCGCTACGCGTCTCGAAATCGCACCAAAGAGTCATCAGGCAGACCGGCGACGACGGCCTGCTGGTGCAGCGGGAGCCTCAACAACAGGCTCAGCCTCGCCGTCCATGCTGATCCACTCGATCACTTCAAAGACAGGCGTATAAATCTTGCCGTAGGACTTGTGGGCGTAGTGGTCTTTACGCAGACGCACGACAGCCACAGGCTTGGTTTGATCTTTATCGACCTGCTCGGCCAAGGCGACTGCAATGGCTTGAACCGCTTTCTTACCGCCCACTGACGTGGTGGTGTAACGCGCTTCCATTCCTTTGTCTTCGCCACTGATGCACTTCAATGACAGGCCGACCTGTGTCTCCCAACCCTTCTTAGCCTGTGGGGGAGCTTCGTCGAGTTCGGGCAACGGCTGGCTGACGCTGGTCATCTTCTCGGCCAACACTTCACCATCGCCCCAAGCAATAAAGCCGTGGACAAAAGAGAAAGGGTTGATCGCCCACTTGCTGTCGTCTTCGACTTCGGTTTGATCGGCACCAAAGACCCAGTGGCCAGTCTTATCCATTTTGAGGATGGCTGTACCGGCTGGGCCGACATCGGATTGGATCGACCGCAACGCGGTTGACAAGGTGGATACTGCTGGCAAGCCAGCTTGAGAGAACGCTACTAGATTGGACATGATTTTCCTTTATTGGAGTTTAGAAAGGGCAGCGGTCAATTGCTTACCCAAGATCATCACTTCGGGGCGCGGGTCGTCTGCGCTTGCCAAAGTGTTACCTGAACTGATGGCGACGACCAGATCATCCGGCAGGGCTTGCTTGCGCTTTTTGAGCGCCTTTTCAGCCTTGGCCGGAGAGATTATCGAAGTCTCCATCACCTCAGATTCTGTCAGACCGAACGCAAACAAAGCAACCTTGGCCTTGTCTTCGTCAGTCCATTGGCGGATGGCACGTTTGGCCACCAGCTTGTATTCGGGGAGTCTTGCGCCTGAGTCGAGCATCTGCAACGCTAAGGCTCGCAGGTCAGTGATCCACTGCTCCAGCATATCAGCATTCTTCAGATACGCGCTGATTGTGGGCGCATCCAAGCCGTCGATGCTGGTCTTCAACGCGCGGTCTACTGCGCCAGTCATCTGTGGGCAGATGGGCTTGGCCGCACACCACCGGCAGTGGTCACCGATCTTAAGTTCGGCGTTGGGTTGCTGCGCCAGCTTGACTGCTTTGACCAAATCCTTTTCAAACTGAGCAATGCGAGCTGGTGTGGTCACCCAACGCTTGACCTGTGGTGGCTGGACAATGACCATCTCGATCTCTTCGACGTCTTTGAACGCCCATTTGGTTTCTTCGGTACGCATGGCCGCAGCGGCGTAGAACATCAACTGTGGATTCTCTTCTACCTCAACAGCAACGCCGTCACCGAATTTCCAATCAAGAACAACAGCGCGGCTACCAATACGACCGATAAGGTCAGTGCTGCCAAACACATCAGGTAGTAAGTCACCAAAGCCAACGCGTGTTTCGGCTTCAATTTCCATCTCCTTGTTTGGGTCGATCACGTCCAGCGCGGCAAGGGCTGGCACCAGTTTGTTGTCGATCAAGTCCAGCGTCAACACTTGGTCGTTGTACTTGGTGTGCAAAAACTCTTCGGGGTGTTTGTCAGTCATCACAATCTCAGCGATGACGTTGTGCAACAGCGTACCCTCGTCGGCGTACTTGTTGCTGGGTTGGGGTGGCATCTTCTGCACCAAGGCTACAGAGCCTGGGCAGTTCATTACGCGCTTGGCGGTTGAGCCGCCGACGATATTACTGTGGTTCACTGAACTCTCCTTTAGTTGATTGAGACTGAACTATAGCACAAAAAATAAAACTGTGCTAAACTTTTTGACATGAAAGAAAAAATAGTTGAAAATCATTTTGTCTGGGCGGTTGAGCGCATTGGCGGTAAGACGTACAAGTTCACCTCACCTGGGCGCAAGGGCGTTGCTGACCGGATCGCGTGTCTGCCTGATGGCAGCACATGGTTTGTGGAGTTAAAGACCAAGGGCGGCAGACTGTCGGTGTTGCAAAAGATGTTTATGTCGGACATGGCTTTGCTGAATCAGAAGTATGCGTGTTTATGGACAACGGAACAGATAGATGAATTTATTAAGACCCTACCAAAATGAAGCTGCTGACTTCTTGTACGAGCGCGACCGAGCCATGATCTTGGCTCCCGTTGGCGCTGGCAAGACAGCCATCACCCTGACGGCCATGCAAGACATGCTGGCCAACGGTGTGGTCAAGCGCTTTCTTGTTCTTGCACCCAAGCGCGTCTGCACCGACGTGTGGCCAGTCGAGCAGCCCAAGTGGGCACCTGACACACCTTTGGCCGTGGCAGTGGGTACACCTAAGCAACGCATGACGGCACTGCGTTCCGACGCGCAGATTGTGGTCAGTAACTACGACAACATTCAATGGTTGGCCGAGCAGGCGTTGGACTTTGACGGCATTGTGTTTGACGAGCTGACGCGTTTGAAGAACCCATCAGGCACACGTTTTAAGGCGTTGATGAAAGTGCTTGACCCTATGACCGTGCGCTGGGGCTTGACCGGCAGCTTTACCAGCAACGGCTTGGAGGATGTGTTTGGCCAGTGCAAGATTGTTGACCAAGGTTTGCTTGGCAGGTCTAAAGGCGCGTTCATGCAGCAGTATTTTGTGCTGATCAACAAAGACTTCGGTGAGTGGGCACCGCGTGTTGGATCGTTGGCTGGCGTCATGGAGCGCATCAAGCCTGCAACCTACGTCTTGGAAGCTGGCGAATACAAAGACAAACTGCCGCCCATGCACGTGGTCGAGGTGCGGTGCGATTTAGATGACCGTGAGCCCTACGAGAAGATGAAGAAGGACTTCCAAGCCTTGGACGTCACAGCGATCAATGCGGGGGTGGTGACCGGCAAGTTGCAGCAGATGGCCAGTGGCTTTGTATACGACACACGTAGGACTGCCTCCGAAACACCTGGTAGGTTCGATTCTACGCAGACTGCCGTGTGGTTTAGCGCCCATAAATTTGACCGACTTGATGAACTACTAAATGAAAACCAACATGCCAACACCATCATCGTCTATCAGTACCAAGAAGAGCTCGCTGAACTTAAGCGACGTTTCACCGTTACAACCCTTGACGACGTGGATGCAATCAAAAAATGGAACGCAGGCAACGTCCGATTGCTTGCCGTCCATCCCAAGTCAGCAGGCCACGGCCTCAACCTTCAGTTTGGTGGATGCCACATGGTGTTTCTGTCCTTGCCGTGGAGTCTCGAGTTATACGAACAGACCGTTGGTCGTTTGCACCGCTCAGGCCAAGCACACGCTGTGTGGGTGTACGTGATGATGACCAACAAGACTATTGACGAAAAGATTTGGGGCGCGTTACATGATAAACGCGCTGTGTCGGATATTGCTATGGAGGAACTGAAATGAGACTACTTAAATGGAAGACCCAGCTAAAGGCTGAGAAGTCTATTCACAAGATATACCAACGCGACTTCAATGCCGCTTGGCGTAAGTTGAGCAAAAGCATGGAAACAATTAAAAAACTGGAGGACAAAATTGCAACTCACCTGGCGACAACTAAATAACGAACTCAAGACCTTTGACGAACAGAAGGTCTTGGACATGCTGAACCATGAGCGAGCCAACGCCAAGCGTGTGGTGGTGTTGGAGCGGCTGCACCAACGCTACACCATGCTGCGGGCGTCACGCGAGCGTATTGAACTTTTACAGGAGGCTAAACGACCATGATCGACAAACTCATTCTCAGCGCAGTGCTAGGCACAGTGGGGTTCAATGGCTTGTTTCCCGAGCCGCCAGCGCCGCTGACACTGCAACAGAAAGCAAAAGAAGCCTCTAAGAGTGAGGTGTGCAACAAGAAGAAGCAAAGTAAGACAGTAAAAGAACTATGTAAACGATGGGGGAAAGATGCTTAATCAAATACGCACATTCTTTGGCCGCTTACGTGGCCGAGGGCAAACCATAGTTGAATACGGCTTAGTTTGGCGTTGCACCAAATGTCATTTAATTTTTATCACTAAAAGAGCAGGAGAGCAGCACCCATGCCAAGACCAAAGAGTGAGCTAACCAAAAGCGGCAAGGCCATTGGCGTTCGTGTGACGCAAAGCGAGTACGAACAATGGATAAAACTTGGTGGCGCCAAGTGGTTGCGAAAACTACTGCAGGAGAAAAAAGATGCCAAACTTTGAAAGTTGGAGCCATGAGAACTTGGCCAAGTTTGCGGCGGAAGCCTACGCCAAGATGCAAGAGCAGCACGACCAGATTCAGCATTTGCAGAACGATTTGAAAGACGCCATCAAAGCGTACAGGGAGTTAATTAAATGATTGCAACCGTATTTGCCTTAGTGATTGGCGCGATCATTGGCGTGGGAACGATAGTCCTCTTCGCTATGTTTTTGGCACACGTTCAAAGTGTGGACAGTCCACCAGATTGGAGAAATTACCGCCCCAACGATTCTTCGGGTACAGACTTTCCCAATACGCCCCAAGAGGCGCAAGAACCTCCTTATCCCAGATGATCTTGCCGTCTTTGAAGAAGTTCAGGTCAATGGCGCAGCGTTTGAGGTGGATGCTGTTCATTGTCTTACTGCGACCAGTCTTGAAGTAGATGGCCTGTTGCTCAGGCGTACGCGCCAGTTCGCCGCCAGTGACTAGGAATCCTTGGTCGGTTGCGTATTGGATCAGCTTGCACATGTCCAGCAAAAACGCCGCTTGTTCTTTGTTGAGGCTCATTTTTTGCCTTTCATTTCAGCTAGCTTTTCTATAGTGCGTCCACCAAAATACGCGCCCATTATCAGCATTCCCCACTGCCCAAGCAACTGGACGTAGGACTCATTGGCGTTCAGGCCAAAGGCGCTCATCATGGCAAACAGGAAATAACCAAAGAAGATGGCAATCAACGACATAGGGCGTATGTTCTTGGACAACCAACTGTCGCTATTCATGTCCGACTGCCAGCGATCTGTGACGTTGTCGTTTTCGTTTTGCGCTGCTGCCGCCAGCACTTTCATCTCTTCCAACTCCATCTTGGCCTTCTCAATGCCCAGCTCAAGCAGGCGCTCTTCATGTTCAAACTGCAACTGGCGCAGGTTGCTGACGTCTTCAGGCGTAGGGTTGTCGGGTATCTTCACGCCAAGCGTGTTCTCGACCACTTCCTTGCCCTTGGCTTGGATGGCGCTGGATAGCAGCGTCAGCCCGTTTTGGGCAAGGCTACCGAGGAGGGATGCGACTATTGGAATCATTTATCTTCCTTTTTGAATGTAGGTTTCATTCCTGCCCTGTCTTCCAAGATGGCAATGTGCAAACGGTTGACTTGAATGTCATCACGGTTCTTTTGGATTTCTTTTTCCAAGTCCTGACGCAACTTCTCCCTTGCCAACTCAGCGCCCGTGTTGCTGGCTTGCTTGTTGTCTGAAGTAACCACCAAACTTATTTTGCTGTTGAGGATGGTGACTTCATGGGACAAATTAGACAGCGCAGACATGAGGTAAACCACGCACGAAAACAAAAGAGGCAACAAAGCAAATGTGATTTTTTCAACCAAAGCGCTTTTGGTTTCCATTGCTTGGATTTTTTCTTCACTCATTTTTCTTCCTTGCGTTTCTGTTGTTCAAATTCTCTGCGTGTTTTTTCCATCTTTTCAATCTGCGTCTGAGCTTCTTTTTTGGTTTGAAGCACATCCATGTACAACATTCCAATCAGCGGCAGTAACAATACTACAAGAACACAAGCGGCAATCCACCCCACAACTATCTCCCAATCCTGTGCAAGAGGCCGAGGAGCAACCACATATATAGGAGGAATAGGATAGTCGCCAGCAGATACGCCTGCCTTTCTCTTAGGAGCCGCTCCTCTTCCCTGCGTTGCCATGATTCATCATCCCGTTTCTTCCTTGCTTTGTCTTGCTCTACCTTGATGACGTCCCGCATATCAAACACTTTGCTGTACAACGCCCCCATCTCTTTAGGAGCGCCGTACACCATCGCCTCTCTTATCTCAGTCTCCAGCAACGCCATTTGGTCTTGCGCCATGACCCGCTTCAACGCGGCTTCCATCAGGTTGGCATCAGGGTTGTAGACGTTTTTGCTCTTCTCTTCCTCTTCCCTTATGTGGTCGGCAAGCTGTTCTTGCAGTCTGAAGAAGTTGGAGAGCTGGACAACGATGTCTGCCATGACTTGGGTTTCGTCAACGGCGACATAGGCTTCCTTTTTCGCCACAGGCTTGGTCGGGGCGGGTTTGTCGTTGGACTTGAAGAAGTTACTAAATTTACTCCAAAACCCAGTAACTTCTTTATATATCTCAGCGACCTCATTAACAGTCTTTTTGACCTCCATGAAAGACGTTTTGGCGTCTTTGTAGAGTTTGCATCCTTGCTTGATGGCGGCAACGCAAGCGTTGGCGGCAAAGAGGATGCTGAGTGGATCAATTTACAGCCCCAAGACTTTTTTGACCAGCTCACCGGCAAAGCCTGGGCCAAACAACACAGCAACAATAACAATGTAAAGCAAGTACTCAATCCGAGACATGCGCTTGTCGCCATCGATGAATGACTTCTCAATGGCCGCGTAGCGTTCGGCGCAGACGGCTTCGTGGACGGCTATTTTGGTTGAAGTATTGTCAGTCATATTGCGGTGCCATCCCACTCATTTCAATCCGCAGCGCATTTTGGTTTTCTTGCGCTGGCGCAAGGGCGTTTTGAGTTTGCGTAATGACGTTCAGTTTAGTTGGGCTCAAATTAGCCTGGCCAAGCGCCCTTAGCACATCAAGACGTTGCGACGCGGGAACTTTTTTCAGCAGTGTTTGAAAATCTTGCGCGGAGTTAAAACCTTTTTCAAGTTCTTTCAATACGTTTGCGCTCATCTTATCTTTTAAGATGTCTAGCACTTCGTTTGTCACCGTTACTTTGACATCTAAAAAGCTAGGTAGACGAAACTTGGATTGATTAGCTTCCATAATTATTTTCATGGCGTCTGCGCCAGCTTGCGTTTGACGCACAACCTCGGCGTTGCGTTTCAATTCAGATTCAATACCTTTGACCACACCCATTTGTTGCGGTGACAGTACTTGACTTAGGTCGTCGTATCTTGTTGCACCAGTTGCTTTTTTGAGTAGCGCGTTTTCGCCGCGCCCTAATGCAGTCATAAAAGGCAGCGCACGTTCACCAGCGCCAAGAGGCTGTGTAAGAACTTGTTGCATTGCGCCCAAGACTTTGGCTTGGTTAACTGGGGGTGATGCGGCAGCAAATACTTGTTGGGCCCGTTCATACCCTGGCAACGCTTGCTCAATTGTTTTCTTGACATCAACCAAATTGCTAACAATAAATTTATTGTCTTTGCTGGCAATTAAATCTTTGAGGTTATCCAACACCGAGGACACTTGTTGTGCACTAGCACTAGACTCTAAGCCTGTTTTTACTTGATTTAACGCAGACACAAGTTTTGCGTTGCCTGGGTTTGCAGCCAAAATCGTATCAAGTTGTTGAGTCAACGGCGCGGTGTTAATTGGCGTTAAGGGTAATGTGGCTGCGTTATAAAACGGTTTAGACACATTTCGCCGCGCTGTTTCGGCGGCTTGCAAATCAGGTGTAACCCCTTGCAACCGAGCCATGCGTTCTGCTTCTTGCGCTTGCTGAACAGACAGCGCTTGGCCAGGGGCGGTTTTGGCTTCAACTGTTTTGCCAAGATACTGAACTTGCGGTGAAGTCACATCTGCCAAAGCCTGACGCACTGTCATGCCTGGTGGCGCGTTGGCCAGCGCATTTTGCGCGGCAGCTAAGTTTTGTGGTGCTCGGCCTTCTTCAGTCAACGCGTTACGCACAATATTGCCTGCACGTGCTGCCGCACGTTCACCCGCCATTGCGTCAATTACATTGCCTGCACCTTTAGCACCCAACGCCAATCCATAGTTAGCCGCCGCAGTAACAGGGGCTAATGGGTTTGTAAACTTAGCGGCAGTACTTAGCACTTTTGATGTTGCGGGCGCTATGCGAGCCGTTGCACCTGCACCGCCGGTAAACAATGTAGACAAATCAGCCGCCGCGCCAACAGGGTCAGTTGCCAAAGTGTTTTTTAACGCTTCAACACTGCCGTAACGATCTTTAAACATACCGCCAACAGCATTTGCGGTATCAACGGCGCGTTTGGATGCTTCAGGATTAGTGTCAATTTGGTTGACCAAATCAACAAGCTCTTTAGGTAACAAATTTTGTAACGTACCCGCGCCGACATCTAATATGCCTGTTGCCGTTTGTACGGGGTTTGTAATAGCGGTTATTAAACCTTTGTAGAACGCCGCAGCACTTGCCCCGACGTTAGCCAACGCTTCCCCAGGCACATCTGAAAACGATCTGCGTTGTGCCGGAATACCGCTTGGCGCTGGCTTTGCAGTACTAAGATCAAATCCACCAGTTGCAACTGGCGCAGCGGTGTTAAGATCAAAACCCATTATTTGACCTCTTTAAACGATTTACGATCTGGACTGACCCATGCTTTGTTGCCTGCGGCGTCACTTTCAAATGTCCAATTAGCTCCGACGCCTTCTGGACGCGCACCACCTTTTTTAGCTGATGACAACGGCGGTACTTTAATTGGCTCAGTAGAAAGACCTGTTCCTTCAGTCGCCGATTTAGGCAACTGCTTGACGCGGGTGTTCCATGATTCTGCGCTGCGGGTAGCGGCTTGATGTTGAAGTCTAGCCAGTTCTGTAAGTGTCTGCGGTGTATAGGTAATTGTGCCGCCTGCAATACCTTGCAAGAATTTAAGATCTTTGTCTGTAAAGCCTTGCCCTGTACCTAAGCCTGCACTTTTAATCGCATCCAAAGTGCTTTGACCTGTAGCAGCAATAAGGGATTCAGTGTTAGCAATTTTTTCGTCATTGCTTGCACCAGCCACATTCAACGCGCGCGCAATGTTCAACTTGACATCCGCAACAGGGCCTGTGAATAAATTACCCTGCTTGACCAAATCAATAATTCGATTGGCGCTTTCGGCCAACTGAGGCGCTTTCTCAGCAGTAGCCATTTTGGCAATGTCAGTTTCGGCCATTTTGCCCGCAAACACCTCACCAAATTTTTTCTCGGTAGTCTGAGTAATATTTGATGCGCCAGCTTTTGCAATTTTTACTTTTTGTGCTTCTACCGCCGCAGGCAACGGCACATCAGCAAAAGTGCCAACTGACTTAGGCGCGCCACCAAGCCCAGGAGTTTGGAACATTTGCTTTTGACCGCTCTGGTCAATAACAGTTGTAGTTGGCTTGTTCAACTCCATGAACTTTTCAGTGCCTAGCTTGGATTTATTTATTAAATCTGCAAACGCTTGTGGGCCTTGAGCAATTGCCATATCAATTTGAGCGCGTGATTGATCCGCTGTTACACCTCGGGCGGCTAACATAGGGCCAATAACTGGATCTGCGTGGTTGGCTTCATGCCATTTCAAATACATCGCAGGCGCATTAGGGTCTGCGGGATTGATTGTGTCTAATAACGAACGAGATTGCTTTAGTTTTGAGTCCACTAACTCAACCTCTTGCTTGTTTATTTCGCCTTGCGTTTTTTTGCGAGTCAACCCAGCAGCAGCCGCTTCTTCTTGCGCTTTAAAAGCCGCAATGCCAGGTGCGCCGTATTGAATGGCAGACTCAAAATTTAACTTAAAGCCTGGTTGTTGAGCTGCTGCATACAACTTGTTTTGTTGTTCGTCAGCTCTTTGCGCCGCGCTTAACTGATATTGCGCCAACGCGTTTTGGTTCTGCGCGTTTTGAATACCCGCAAGTTGGCTATACCTTGCCATTGGGTCGGCAACTTGAAGTGGCTGAACGCCAAGTGCAATTCTAGGATCTATAGGCATGATGTGGCCTTAAAAATTAATCATATTGAAGGGGTCAAAATTGTTAGGGCCGCCGAGCGCCCCACCACCGCCACCGCCGCGCATTGAGTTAATCATATTTTGGCCTTGGCTGTAATTTAGGTATGTGCCTAAACCGCCAGTTAAAGCATTTGCTTGGCCGACATAGCCCGATGCTCTTGCCGCCGCAGCATTTTGTTGAGCTTCGCCAACATTGCTTGCCATTTGTTGGCCAGCAGTACCAAGCGTATTGGCCGTGGTCTGCGACATACCTGCAAGGGATTGCAATGGATTCAAGCGTGCTTGGCGTTCTAATTGATACCGATTAAAAGCGTTGGTGTACTCTTGGCTACCCATCTCTTGACCGTAGCGTTGCGCGGCCTTTAAAGCCCCGCCAGAGATTAAACCGCCACGGGCGGCTGCTTGACGATCAAGTGCTTGCTGGCCTTCTTTTAAGCGAAAACCATAGCCTGGGTCTTGCTGGAATTGTTGCATCCCAAACGGCGTGTACTTGGACGCTTTGACAAGTTCTGGCAACGCATTGACACCAACATCGTAAAAAGGCTTTTGCCTTGCTACGTTTTCTTGGTATTGTTTGTATTGCAAGTCAGCCGCGCGATTGGCTGCACCAGCTTGTACATCAGCAGCGTTCCCCGCAGCCTCCGAGCCTAAAAAACCGCTAACTACTGTAGCTCCTGCGACCCAGAATGTCATGGCGACACCTCCAAAACTTCTTGTTTAAGTATATTACCTGATAGATACATTGTATTGTTTTCAACCTCAACTAGCTCAGCTTCAACTTCTTCAATTGATTTTTCTTCAATTGCGTGAAAAGTCATACACAAAGCGTCAGTTTCTGCATAGACGGCACGTTTTGTGCCAGGCTTGCTTAGAAACAAATGCGGTCCCGTGACCGTATGTACGCCGTCATCGGCGGTGATTGATACCGTACCCGACACAATTAAGTACATGTGCTCTTTTTTATGCACCGCGCCAACTACTAAAACTCCAGCATGGCGAAACACTTCGCGGCAATACATCCCGCCGTGAAAGTAATGCTTTGTCTCAGGCTGGTATTGAGGCAGTTTAGACAGCTCTACCTGTAACGCTTCGACGCGCTCTTTCAGGTTTGACTCAACGGCAATGTCGTTCATTTTATTCCAAAAGAAGAATGTTGTTAGGTATATATTGTGTCATTAACCAGTTGGAGCCGTCGGACACCAACGTGGCCGCGTCGCCCGAGCTGGCCAACAGGATAGACGTGCCCGCCGCACCGCCGGTCAAAGGTACCACGTTTGACGACGCCGACACAACCGCTTGGACTTGGTAGTTTTGAAACCGCAAAACCCGACCCGTCCAGCTAGACGCAGTGGGCAAAGTCACCGTACAGGTCGAGCCAGACTTGTTGTTGATCAGCCAAACTTCAGTGTCAGCAACGGTGAAGTTGGCTACTTTAGTGGCTGGCGCAGACGGCGCAAAGTAGTCGGTATTGACCACCGCAGCCGAAATAGCTGTGCCGTTGCCTTTGAGAACCCCAGTAATTGTCGTTGTTAGGGTAATTGCTGGCGTGGTGGTGGCTGTTGCCACTGTACCGGCTAGGCCATTGGCAGTCACTACCGACACGCTGGTGACCGTGCCGCTTGTGGCTGGCGATGCCCAAGTTGGCACACCACCTGTTGTGGCTGTCAATACTTGACCAGTTGTACCCGCAGCGGTAAATGCGTAGGCCGTACCCGTGCCGTAAGCAATTCCGTAGGTGGTAGGTGTTGCAGAGCCATTTGTACCGCCATTGGCAATACCCAAAGTGCCGGCAAGCGTTACAGCGCCTGTGGTGACCGCTGATGGCGTCAGGCCGGTCGTGCCACCTGAGAACGACAGCACACCAGTGTTGGTTATTGTCACGTTGCCTGTTGCGCCGGACACTGATATACCTGTGCCAGCAATGTTTGACAACACACCCGTATTAGCTACTGATATTGTGCCAACACCATTGGTGACAGATATGCCTGCGCCGACGCCAAGAGTGTTTAGGGTATACCCTGTGCCATTACCAATCAGCAGTTGGCCGTTGGTTGGAATAGTGGATAACCCTGTACCGCCGCTAGCGACTGGAATAATGCCAGTGCCTGTTCCAACAATGTTGTACAGACTGTAGAACCACCGATACCACTCCCGCGACACCGCACCAGTGCGTTCGTCGATGATCGGCACCCGTGGAGGCGTGATCTGGGTGGCGTTTGGACTGGTGGCCATAATTAAGAATTGGTCGGGCTTAAGATCAATTCCGCGCCCATGATGGCTATTTTGTTGGGGTCAGTACCTGAGAGTTCATATACACGGTCGCGCAGCTTGAGCGTCATGCCAAGCCTGCGCCAAAAGGTTCGGTGGCCATATGCGCCAATCTTGCCAACTGGTGACCAATGCTCATTGCTCCATGTGTGGCCGCCATCATCCGACCAACGCAACATAACTTCGGGGTTATAGCCTGGTGCAGCAAGGTATGAGTTAGTGACTAAGTTGTACCCAGTGATGTCGGTATCCGACAAATCGTATTGACCCAAAGATTCAAAACCATCTCCTGCTTCAGTGGTTAACGTAACGCCTGATTGAGTGGCCAAAAACGTCTGCACATATTCGGCCACAAGGTCTAACCCTGACTCAGTGTCAATATTTTCACTGTCATACGCAGGGTATAAATTTAGTCCCACGCCTGTTTCACAGTCCAATTGCAGGCTGTGGTGCGCTGTGCGTTTGAGGTTGTTTTGGCCAGTCGGCAACGCTCTCCAAGAGCGCAGCCACTTTTGAATGCCGCCGTTGTCGGCGTAAACATCCAAGTCAAACGTGTAAATGTTGCCATTCTCAAAGTCGCCAACAATAATGTTGCCGCCAAAGTTGCATTGGCAGTTGCTGCGGTGCCGCATAAACTTGCCATTGTCAAAGCCAGCACGTTCATGCCACGCTTGGGTGGACACGTCATATACCCATGTAGCGTTGCCGCTTGGGAAACTCAGCACATAGAAAGCATGGCCTTCTTGCTGGTACGTGTAGGCAATAGCGTCTGAGATGTTGCCGTACTGGGCGATGGCGTATTCAATGGCGTGAGTGGAAATACGAACACCGGTATAGCCGTTTGCCCTGTACACAATACCTTGGCCACGGGCATCTGTGCCTAGCCAAAACAGGCCGTTGTCCATCTTGGCAATGGTGTACGCCGACACGCAGCCGATCTCGTTGAAAGCGCCTTGAATGCGCTCCAAGGGAAAGCCAGCGTTGCCAGAGTTGTACCAAACTTCAACTGAATCAGTACCAAACACCCACAGCTCACGGTGATCGGCAATGATGCCCACCACGCCGTCGGGTGAGCCTTCAGCACTTGCAAAGTCCAATGGATCAACTGACTGCCCATCAAGCAACTGCGACACCCAAATGAATTGGCTGTCGGGTTGGTTAAAGACAAAGTAGCCGTCAAGGTACGCTACTGTTACCGCGCCAGCAAAGTCAGGGTCTGTGATCTGGGCGAATACGTTGGTGACTTCGTTGTAGATGAAACCATCAGGATTGCAGGCCAAAAAGATCTGCGTTCCATTGTCAGCAATAGATACAGGGCCAGTGCCCGACACGGTGCCAAGCAACGTAGGTGTGGCAGTCAAGCCGGTCAGTTTAAAGAACTGATTGCCCGACACAACGTAGAAGTCGCTGCCATTGGTCTGATGCGCCCACAAGGCTCGGATTGGGCCAGTCCCTACGGTTTGCAGAAAATTGAGGCCAGGGGCGCGGTTGAGAAAGCCAGGTTCCTTGCCGCCTTCGGGGATCACTTCAGGGAACAGATTGACCATGCGGTTATCCGCAGCGTTGATACTGCGAGCAACATAGGCCGACCCAAGAATCGGCGTCTTCATTACGCAGCTACGCCTTTAATAACTGCAAAATTAAATACTGGTGTTTCTGTGGTTGTGCCGCCAGTGGTGCGGAATGTGATATTAAAACTACCCGCCGCCACAGCAGTGACCATTAGGTCATACAGATCTGTGCCTGACTTTTGATTTAGGATGATTACATCAGTTGCCGCCACAGTGCTGTTGGTCACAGTAAATGTCGCTGCTGTTGTCGTTCCTGCTGCGCTAAACATGGTGATTGCACCCGTTGTTTTGTTTAGCGTCACGCCTGTCGTGCGGCTTGTTCCTTGCACAACTGTGCCGCCCGCGCCTGTGGCGTAACCCACGCCAGCAGTACCAATTGACACAATAGCGCCCGTGGCAGTCAAACTTGTACCTGTGGCCGCGCCAATATTTGGTGTGGTTAACACCATGCTAGTGCTGGTGCAAGCGCTGATATTGCCACTGGCAACGGTGCCTAGCGCAGGCGCAACCATTGTTGCATTGGTAAACAACAGCGCATTGGTAACTTGTTTTGTTGTACCCCCTTGGACAATAGGTAAAACGTCGGTTGTAGCGGCAGCAGTGGCTACGGGGAGAGCTGTGATTGCGATGGTGGCCATGTTAGTAGTTTCCTGCAAAAATGTTAAAGCGTTGACGGGATGACACGATAGCGTAAGGCATGGACATGATGTCGTCGGGATTGTTGATGCGCTTCAAGTTGCGCTTGGAAGTCATCGCAATGCGCTGCACTTGAGGGCTAGGTTCCACGCCAAACTCTGGTGCGATTTCGCAAGCCAAGTTGTAGACAAACGCCCGCAAATAGCCTGGCGGAAACAGAATATTTGTTGCCAAGTTAGCTGGCTGAGTTAGTTCTTGGACTGAAATAAAATGCCATTCCAAATCCCGTGTGGGTCTGGGATAGATATACATTTCAACATCGGGATAGGTCATGTTGACAAAAATGACCTGTGGGTATGTTGATGTCACCGTCTTAACAGCAATCCCGTTGTACTGCTGTTGGTTAATAAATTTGATACCGTAAGACACGTTGGTGCCTGCGTCGCGGTAGTAGGTGGCTTCGTCCAACAACACAGGACGCAAGCCTACAAAGTTACCTGATGGGCCAAGTGTGCGTTTAATTTCACCCGCAGGCCAAGTAAATATTTGATCTTGGGTACTGAAAACAGACAAACGCTCAGTATTCCATGAGTCGATCATCTGGTTTAGCGCCATCAATGAATCTTGAGACACGGACGCGGAAGTTGTCTCGCCTTCAGCCAATACGCCGAGCAATCGCAATGCTCTGTTGATTTGATCGCCAGCGGTGTAAATGGCCATATTACGCTCCTTGTTCTGCCGCCTCTAAACTAGGTCGGCCACGACGACGTTTAACTTCCAATTCGTTTGCGACAGGAGCCGCCTCAACAGGCGTGTCCAAAGTATACCTTGTCCAGCCATTTTTTTCATCAAATTCAGCTTCCATTTCCATGTAGGCTATTTTTCGGCCGTGGATTTCATGTTCAAGATAAATCATATGAAGAAGGGGGTGATTAGCCCCCTAGTTGGTTTTATAGTACGTGAATCACAGCAAAGTTGATTACTACGGCCTCAGACAACGCGCCGCCTGAAAGGTTACGCAATGTGATTGTGCAGCTTCCAGTAGCCTTGCCGGAAATCCAGCAGTTGTATGCGCCAGCAGTAGCGCCAGAAGACACGCTCAAAATCACAACGTCTTTTGCGCTGATTGTGCTATTAGTCAAAGTAAACGTGACGTTTGTGACGTTAGCCAACTCAGCGTTGTTCATTGTGATCTGACCAGCGGACTTGTTTAAGGTTACGCCAGTCGATTTGCTTGTCAATTGAGTCACTGTGCCGCTTGCTTCTGCGGTGTAACCCAACTCGCCACCAGACAATACAAAGTTAGACCCGATGATGTCTTGGTCTTCAAAAGCAACGCCAATTGGTTTGGTATAAGAGGTCATGATGTTTCCTTTAAAAATAGGGGCCGAAGCCCCCATTTGGTTAGGATGCTACCAATGGAACAGAATACCACTGGGTGGTGGAAGATGCCACCAACAACGAACTGGTAAGGTTTGTAATGCTATACGCACCGTTGGCCGCAACTGCATTGATTGCCCCGCCAGTGGCGGGATAAATATTCAACGCGCCGGCAGCGGTGTTTTTAACAATAATTACCATACCAGCTACCGCTGTAGGCAAAATCACGCCTTTGGTGCCATCTGCCGCCGA